TCCTCGATGGTCTTGCGGATTTGCTCAGTCTCTGGCGTGGTTGTTGCACCAATTGGCTCAGTAGCCATCTGGCGATACTGCTGACCCAAGCTAACCGCAGTGCGGTAGGACTCTGGATCAATCTGGCGTAGCTGCTGGCTGGCGCGTTCCTCAGGAAGCTGGAGATATTCTCTAAACGAAGTGATTTGACTAGCAGCTTCAGGCGAGCCTGCTGTGATTGGCTTGAAATCCTTTATCTTGGAATCTGCTTCAACGACTGCACCTTGTACGCTGGACAAGTCTGACTTCAGTTGTTTAATGTAAGCCTCGCTCGATGTACGCCTAGGATCTCCTTCTGGAAGCTGACTGATTAAAGTCTGGGCTGAATTAAGTCTTTCGGTAATGCCAGCAATTTGAGCGTTACCCCTGTCGGCAATGGATCTTAATGTTGAAATCCTGCTGTTATTGTAATCGTTTATAATTTGATCGTCTGATACTTGGAAATTAACTTTGCCTGAAAGTTCGGTGGAACCAAAATTGCTTTTAGCTGATAAGGCATTTAACGCTTCCTTTTGTGCTGGCGTTGTGGTTTCCGCGCCATCATATTGTCCGCCAGAACCTAGTCTCCTAATGTTGGAAGCAATTGCATCAAGCTCGTTTTGTCTTATTTCTTCAGCAATTATTGCTGCCTGTTTGTCTTCGTATTCTTTTACAAGTTGATCTGCCTGCCCTTTTGTGCCTACTCGTTGCCCGCCAGCATTTTCTATCATGCTCGGCCAGTCGGCTGATCCGAAATCAACACCAGTTAGTCCTATTCTTGAAACTTGTTGATTTTTACTTTTTTCATTTCCAGCCGCATCTGAAATCGAGGCTACTTTATTTCTATAAACAATGTACATAAATTATTGCAATCTAGGATTTGATATTCTTGTAGAAATGTCTCCGTAAAAGTCAGCGGGTGCAGCCTGTTGAGGCGCAAGAGCAACGCTGGGTTCAACTGAGGCGTAAGGCGAGGTGCCATAAAGCCTGCTAAACTGGCGGGTCATCTGATCGCCTAATCCACGGTTCAAGGCATACGCCTGCGGGCTAGTCTCATACTGCCTACGCAACCCCTCCAGCGTGCGTTGCGGTCCGTACTGACGCTCTAGCTGCATCCCAGCCTGCACGCCTGCCTGCTGGTCTAGGGCTGATAGCTGGCGTTCCAGCGAGCGTTGCTGTGGCATATACTGGACGCGAAGCTTATTTTCCATTGCAGCCATCTCTGGAGATTTATCCAGATAGGTGTCAACATTCATTCTGTAGGCTTCAGCATTGGCTTGAGCCACCTCTCGCGGATCAGGCGGAGGGGGCGGTGATGGAATAGAAGGTGATCCACCCATGGTGTTAAACCCTAGCCTTTCGCATAAATGTCATATAGTCGTAACTCCTTGGTTTGCCAGAACGATTAAAGGTGATCCGCTTGCGGGGACCAAAACGCTCCCAAAGGAGCAACAGCAAGCAACGTAGAGATTTACCACCCTTTGAGGAGATCGTCAAGTCGACAAAGACATTCTCACCATCTTCGCTATGCACATAATGGTCAGCCTTTTGGCCGTCCTTGATGCACCTAGCCAGAGCCACGCCTGCGATGCCGTCCTTGTCCTCGACAATACCCACCATACCCTGCTTCTCAAACCATCCGTACCAAGCCTCTAGGTTAGGCCACATCGACTCGGGCACACCACTCTCCTCTATGTATTCCAGCGCGGTCATACAGTCTTCTGTATCTCGATTGTGTCTGGGTTGGCCGCAGCCATGATCTGGCGAATAGCCATCTTGTTTGCTGAACTGGAAATCTTGATATTGATTAAACGCCACTTCTCATACTTGCGAAGGTCGCTGGCGAGCTTCTTCTTGACCGAGGAAGGAAGGACGGCTGGCAGTGTGAATGGCAGGGTTAGGGTTGAGCTTGCTATGTTTATATTGGGAGCAACGCTGACATCCCCAACATCAATGTCACGCTGGATAAATACGTTTGCATCGCTTGAGAATGAGTTATCAAATACAATCTCGAAGTGACTGCCATATTTTAGGGAAAAAGGATCGCCAAAGTTAAAGTCTTTGGTTCTTACGAATGATTCATAGGCTGTTCCAGAATCAACGTAATCAGAAGAAGTAGTTCCAGCGGGACTTTTATACCCAGAATACTTACTAATCAATCCTGTTGTGTTTTTAAACATCAACCTTGAACCCTCAGCGTTGAAATTGGTTAAGGCAAACTGCATTGCCTTCAGAGTCCAAGTTCCCTCAAACGCCCCTAGCGCAGTGTTGTACACCAGCAAGGTATCGTTGGTATCATTGGCCTCAGTAGGTATAGACAAGAAGTATCTATTATCGTAATACATGGCGGTAGATACTGCGATAGCCTGCGTGTTGATGCTTTGGATAACATCCTTGACTATCTCTGAAATAGGTATTCCAACTGAGCTAAAGTCATCCGCTACTGACCGCACCAGCGACCTAATACCATTGTCTGACAAGAACAATATATCGCTACTCACCTGAACCGCAGTACCAGTAGCAACGCACCCTGTATTGTTGGATATGATTGACACGATCCAATCCGCTGCTGTGACTGCATCACTTGGCACATCCACTTGGAATACCCTGCGCTTCTTAAATACGATGATCCTATTCTTGTAGTATGGCACGATTGCGGTTATCTCGTCACCATCATCTCCGTTGACAACGATGCTGTTGGTCGCGTCCCATATAGAAGGATCTAATATGTCCGAAGCGTAAAGCGTGTTTCGGTTAGTCCCAGAACCAACTGCGAACAACCTGTTCTCCGTGTTAATCAATAGCCTCAAGCCTTGTGGTGGTGGGCTGACAGTGGCTGTAGCAACCGCGCCAGCCCCATCGCCAACGATTGTGATTGTTGGTGCAGTTGAATAGCCAGAACCACCATTAACAACAGTCACACCTGTTACGGCTCCACCAGCAACTGTTGTAATAAAGGTTGGAACTGTTCCGCCCCAATTTGGTCCTGTAGCAATTGCAGTCGCGCTTGTATATCCAGTTCCAGCAGTTGTAACTGTTACAGCGCGAACCTTACCGCCTTGCCTTGTGATAATGCTACCATCCCAATAATGAAAGTCTCCGTCTGCATCAGCTAAGTACATCTTGTCATTAAACTGAGCCATTGAAACTTCGGTTGTGCTTAGGATTGAATAGCCATTAGACCATTGTTGGGAGTAGGAGTTCCATGTGTTTGTGGATTGTAGCCAAGTTGCATCAATTGGATGCATGGTGGAAGTGCCATTTGAATCAATGCTAAAGAACCTTCCGTTGGTTACGGTCAACAACTGCTCGTTGGCGGATGTCTCGTAGTAACGCATCCCCCCCACAGAGCCAACCGCGCTGGTGGCAGTAGTGCAAAAGTTTGTTGTACCAACGCGAGTTTCAAGATTGCCCTTTGGGGAAAGGGTCATGTTTTGTAACTGCTGTACTTGATTCTCGGCTAGTAAGTCGGATTGCAGACCGCTAGCTTGCCCGCCTAAAAAACTCCTAATGCCGTCAAACGCCAAGAGATCGTCTAGGTTATTGTCGTAGTAAGGCATGACTGCCTCCCTTTAAGCTGAGAACATTTCTTCTATGGTTAGCTCGCCCAAACTTTGCGGAGTGATCTGCTTGATCCCGCCAACTTGGCTCAACTCGTAGTTAGCCATAGCCGCAAGATCAGCGTTAGCAGTCTGCGTGATTGCTTGTGCCTTGGCATACTGCCGTTCACGCTCTAGGGCATCGGAATGGGTTAAAGCTAGAACCAAGTGATGAACGTGGGGTAAGCGAAGCTCGTCATCTAGCGCAGCTTGGGACGGAGGAAAGTCAACGATAACATTGGTGCGAGTAAGGCATTTTAGCTTCTCCACAACACGCAATGGGATTGTTCCAGATGTGGCAAGCCTTGGGTAGAGGTTAAGCTGTGCAATGCCACTGCTGTTGCGTCCAGTAAAATGATAAGTGTCTGGATCGCCAGTACGCGCATCGTCAAGCAAGCCTGGGTCTTGGCTGACAATCGTAGCCAAGTCAATCGGGTCAACCTCTGCATCATTGTAGGCAACCGATAGGGGCGTCTCGACATTCGTGCCTAGCGTGATCTGCCTGTTTGTGCCAACCGAATAGGTGGAGTTGGTGACAGTCTCACGCCAAGGCGCAAAGTCCCATACTCGGCGGTAAGCCAAGCTTGCGGCTTTCTGCAAAAAAGTAAGCGTATCGGCATCAGTCTTGCCAATCTTCTCGCCTGCGTATTGGGCGATTTCAGTTAGGGTCATTTATCCCTCGCTAGGTTCGTCAGCAGGAAGCGGAGTGTTGCCTTCGGCAAGCCACGCTAGATAGGCTTTATAGTCAGTGTTAGCTGTATCGAAAGGGATTGATGCATTATCCGATAATCGACATACAGTTGTTTGAATGCCATTAAATTTTGGATGAAGTTTGTACATAATTTATAGTTCTGAAGAAAATATAAGAACTGGATCTGCTGTTTGAGTTAATAATGCGCCACCTTGCCCACCAGTTGCCCCAGAGACAGTTACACCAAGGAGGCAAACTTGATTGCTAACAAGAATAGTTGTAATTGCTGATGCTGTATAATTTGCAGAACTTTGCGCGTAAAGATTCCCAGCAGTTCCAACTGTAATGGATGTTGGAGATGACCTCATTGTTACTGGATATTGGTACACAGCCCTAAAGCTTGTTGCTGAATTAAAATATCCAGATGCTATTGCACTATTTCCATCTGTTGCTGGTTTACAAAAATATCTTTGACACAGCGAAAGCTCCGTCCCAATCGGCCTGCGCTCAAAGTC